GCTGTATTGTGTAAAGATGGGAAGGAAGTAGAAATTGGCAAATGGGCTGAAGCATGTTATGCTGAAGATCGTATGCTGGATTTTACCATGATAAGTGTTCCTGAGAAGGTGTGGACAGCTTTGGGTGTGAAAACAACCAAGCTAGTAACGCTATCCAAGAATGCTGTCGTTTCCGTCTATGGTGGTTCTTCCCCGGCTAAGTTATTGTGTGGAATGGGCATGGCCAAACCTTCGGACTGGAGTGTGAAGCTATTGCACACATGTCCCACTGCGGCTGGCTGGAGTGGATCCCCATTGTATTCCGAACACGGTGTAGTAGGTATACATCTGGGAGTTGATGAGATCGGCTTTTCAAACAGAGCCACCTCTGCAGGAATCATATCGAAAATCATGGGTGATTTGGAGTCTCCCATTCCGGAGCTTGATTTCCTTGAGATAGATATTGAGGATGTGGAGACAAGATCATATGAATTCCTAGACGTTAATGTGTTTCCTATAGGAGACCTCAAATTGGGAAAGAGGGAATTTGCCTATGTGCAACCTAAGTTTAAAACTAAGGCCTGGGCAGATTATGATGAAGAGGAGATGGATTTTGATGCTGAACCTATGCCCTTTCTGGATGCACAGAACGAAACCGCGTGGTTAGAGGAGATGCCTTTAAACTGCCAACGGGCGGCCGGCGTGAAACGCTTGCCGCCCTCTATCAGCTTGGAGGTTACGAGTGGTCCTGTGAAAACAGTGACTCCCTCTTCTGCAATGCTGGAAAATCGTCTTGTAAGTTTAGAGAGGTGTGTAGAAAAGTTGTTGCAGATGATGTGCGACAAGCAGAAAGATTCTTCCCCGAGCTTAGAGAATACGAGTGGCCAGAGCGAGGCAGCAAAGCTGAGCTTACGTCCTTGTTACTCCAGGCTAGTAAATTCACCCCTACTGACCCCCCAGCAGGTCTTAGTGATGCCTGTAACCGACTTGCCCAAAGATATCCCCGATCAAGGCCCTACCGTTGCTTCCGAACCCAGGACTGGTCCTTCCAGTCAGTCTGGGAAGAAGTCTCGGAGAAAGCGCAATCGGCGGAAATCAACAAAAGGTCAAGCCCGGGAGTCCCCTGCAGCCGTCTCGAGCGGTCCAACGGGGACCTGATAGGCAGGAAGCTTGAGTTTGTTGTGACTGCTGTGACTGAACGCTTGTTCCTACTGGCGGACACTCCTAGAGAGCTAGTTTTGAGCTTGACCCCTTCTGAGATGGTTAAGGCGGGCTTGTGTGATCCAGTGCGACTTTTCGTCAAACAGGAACCACACCCCTTAAAGAAAATTAAAGAAGGTCGGTTTCGCTTGATTAGTTCAGTTTCACTGATTGACCAATTAGTGGAAAGGATGTTGTTCGGACCTCAGAACCAGTTAGAAATTGCCGAGTGGGCGAATATACCGTCAAAGCCTGGTATGGGTTTATCCCTCCAGGAGCAGGGCGAGACTATCTTTCGGGATTTGAGAGTTAAACACTCTCGCTGCCCTGCCGCTGAGGCTGATATTTCTGGTTTTGATTGGACAGTTCAGGATTGGGAGTTGTGGGCTGACGTTGAGATGAGGATTGCTCTAGGCGGTTTCCCAAATAGAATGGCGAATGCTGCTAGGAACCGATTCTCGTGCTTCATGAATTCTGTCTTGCAACTTTCAGATGGAACGCTTCTGGAACAGCAGTCACCAGGAATAATGAAATCTGGGTCTTACTGCACATCTTCCACGAACTCCAGAATTCGTTGCCTTATGGCTGAGCTTATTGGCTCCCCGTGGTGTATCGCTATGGGTGATGATTCTGTTGAGGGCTTTGTTGATGATGCAGTGGAGAAATATAAGACCTTGGGACATTCTTGCAAGGAATACAAACCATGCAAAACAGATGATTTCGGAAATCTTAGATCTGTGGGATTTTGTTCCCATGTGATTGGACCAACGGGAGGTTATCTGGAAGCATGGGCTAAGACTTTATTCAGACATCTGTCCTCTAAGGATGGATCCATGGATGATATCGAAGCCGAAATGGCAGGAAGTCCTCAATGGCCCCGGGTTAAATGGTACTTACTTAAAGTCAGGGGATCTCCGTCACCTGACAAAATAGATGAGTCAAAAGCGCCTAACGAAGAAGCAAGTACAGGATATGATCAATGCCACAGCTCCGAAAGTTGTGGTGGCGACATCTGGGAAAGCTCGACGACGGCGCAAGAGGAAGACGGGACGTGCAATGACCACAGACGTGGCGATTCCAGCTGCTATGGGTGTAGTGCGCGGCAGTATGCCGCCGCGAACCAGTGGTGGCGTTGGAGTCTCTCGGATCCAACATTCTGAATCTGTCATCCAAGTTCAAAGCAGTGGAGCCGGTGGTGTCACCTCCTATAATCTGATACCCGCCTTACTGAGTTGGGCTAAAGGTATTGCGGCTTGTTATTCGACTTACAGGTGGAATAAGTTATGGTGTGTATATGTGCCCGGTGTTGGTTCTTCTCATGATGGTATGATCCACATGGGTTTGAAATACGACCCTGCCGACACTACCACTACATCTTTCGCTGATATTTCGGTTATGCAAGGCTATGTTACCGGTCCAGTTTGGTCTGGTCGCGAGGGTGCCAAATGCCTAACCGGAGGGGCTTGCCCCTCTGGTGCTGTGTGCGTCATGGTAGACCCTAAAAGGTTCCTGGAGAGCACTTATCCCTACCGGGCAGCTGAGAATACTGATTCTTCTGGAGATGACAGAGGTGTCACTCGATCTATCAGTGTGCCGTGCCAATTGGTTGTGGGAGTTGAGTCTGCTGATGGTGCTGCCGATGACCCTGTTAAGCTTGGACGGATTTATTGGGTGTATGATCTGGTGATGTATGACCCTGTTCCTCCTGATTCTCAAGTCTGAGGACTATAAACTCACTCAGCTGGGCTGACCACCTCGCTGTTTATTTTCAAATCGGTTAGTGTTTGACGAGAAAGGCACTTAAAACCTCGTCCGCTTGCAAAGGAGCGTAATCCTAAG